TCTTGACCAAGGTCAGGTAGATCGCCGTCTTTTCTCTTCGTTTAAGAGAAAAGGAGAGCTCCCCCGATTTCTCGGAGGTTTTCTCGATCGTGTGTTCGACCGCGCTAGTGGTCGGTTGCTGGATGAACCATGCATAGACTCAATTCTTGCCATTCGTCAACTTTCGTTGATGTTTGGTAAGATCGAGATCCCTTGCAGTGATGCAAGGGTTTCTCGAGCTATGCGTGCGTACGTCCAGTGTGAGCAGGATGTCAGAGTATCTGATAGTAGGCTTAGCCCAGTTGATTCTGAGGCTTTTTGCCGCATATCAGATATGCTTTATCGTAGAATGTTCACGCAGATAGATCGAAAGATCTACTACGAGGGCATACTACCTAAGCACGGGCCAGGATCGACTGCTGATAATCTGGTAGGAAACCGGAAATATCGGCAGACGACTTGGACCGCTCGGCTTGAAAAGGTGTTTCCTTTTGGGGAATACCTTTTCCCATCTCATTCATACAATTACTTGTATGATGAGATTGACATCCTCGAACCCGGGCAGGAACAACCTGTAAAGGTTATTCCTGTTCCTAAGACGCTCAAAACGCCCCGCATCATCGCCAAGGAACCTACCTGCATGCAATACGTGCAGCAGGGGATCTTGGAGTTGATAAACGAGGGATTCATTCAGGATGACTTCCTGAGGGATTCCGTCAGCTCTCATAGCCAAACGCCTAATCAGCGTGCGGCAGAGAGAGGCTCCCTTGACGGGAGTCTTGCTACGCTAGATCTTAGCGAAGCATCTGATCGCGTTTCGAATCAGCTAGTACGCCTTCTATTGCGAAACCACGGCACATTGAGTGCTGCTGTGGACGCTTCCAGAAGTCGGAAAGCTGATGTACCTGGACATGGCGTTATTCGCCTTGCCAAGTTCGCATCTATGGGTTCAGCACTGTGCTTTCCGTTCGAGGCTATGGTCTTTCTGACCGTTTGCCTCGTCGGGATAGAACAGCAGCTCAACCGCCCACTAGGCCCTCGAGATCTACATGATCTCAAAGGCCGGGTGCGTGTCTACGGAGACGATATTATCGTTCCCGTAGAATATGTGCATTCCGTCGTCTCTTCACTTGAGCACTTCGGTGCTAAAGTGAATGTGAACAAGTCTTTCTGGACCGGAAGGTTCAGAGAGTCTTGTGGCAAGGAATTCTTTGCGGGCCATGACGTTTCAATAGTCAAGGTACGCCAGGAGTTCCCGGCACGACGGACGAACGCTACACAGATTACCTCGCTCGTAAGCTTCAGAAACCAGCTTTATTTCGCTGGGTACTGGGCTACTTGCAGGTGGTTGGACTCGGAGATCACCCGGATTCTTAAATATTATCCGGTTGTTTCTCCAGAGTCACCTGTGCTAGGCCGCCACTCATTCCTTGGATACGAATCCCAAAGAATGTGTGCTCGGCTACATCGCCCTCTAGTCAAGGGCTATGTAGGCTCGTCAGTGATCCCGAAGAATTCACTTCTGGATCACCATGGAGCGCTAGTCAAGCATTTCTTAAATCGGTCGGAAAGTCCGACCGAGGATAAGGAACACTTGGTGCGTTCGGGACGTCCCCGAGTCGTCAACATCAAACTCGGGTGGTTCCCTCCGTATTAAAGCGGAGGGCTGGCCGCGAGGCCAGGTGGGAGACACAAAGATCTCCAGCGTTCCGCGAGTTAGCGGTAAGCTAGAGATGTCTCCAAGGGAGTCATATCCCCGCATAGTTTGCGCGGGATAGGGACTTTCCCT